CTTTTTATAGGTTTAAGGTTAGAGCCAGCGCCTTCATAGAAATACGGAATACGCTTCGAGTTTGAAAAGAGCATTCCTTGATCGTCCAACAGTTCTGATGGTTTGTATGGAGGTGTGCCTTTAGGTAACAGACACTTTAAAGTGGGGTCGTACATCGCTTTAAGTACCGTCTTGAGAGGTCTAAAGTCGTTCTTCTTTAACCAATCAACCTTTTCAACCTTGGTTTTCATCTTAGATGCTTTGTCTAAGATTTCTGCTATAGAAAGTTGCATTTAAAAATCACCTATATCTTCAATTAAGTTTTTCAATCGTTTTTCAATGAAATAGTTGAACATCTTAGAACGGTCACCTGATTTCTGTTCATATTTATTCAACACACATTCTTGAATATTGTTTGGTACCATAGAAAGATCAATCATAGCTCGATTTCTTTCATATCCACGAAGAACCTCTTGGTCGGTCAAACCACCATCTTCAAGTTCTGCCCGATACTGGTTAATACGCTTTTGAGTCAGAGGTTTCTGTCGATTCCCCATAACAAAGCAATCATCAGCGGATAGTATGTTAGGAACACCATCTCCTGAGTCTCCTCTCATAATATGTTCCATAATATAATTTTCTGAATTGCTATGACGAATCCAACGCTTCCGAATAGGGTCGTATTGTTTTACATTGGAGTAAGTATGAAGTTGGATGTAATCTTTGTCCGCGGATAGAATTAGAATCTCTTCTGTATCTGCGGCATTCAAATGTACTCCAAATTTATGACAGAGAGTACCAATGATATCATCTGCCTCAGCGCGGTCTACTTGAATCACTTTGTATGGAAAGACTTCTTTGAGTTCTTCACGAATCATATTAAGAATACGAAACAACTCATTCCAGTTTAAATCAGAAGATTCGCGAGCCTTCTTACGATTGGCTTTGTAATACGGAAAAATATCCCGTCGCCAATAGTTCTTATCGTCAAAACATAGAACCAGTTCGCCATATTCGCGAGCAAACTTTTGTCGATAAGACCGAATAGAGTTGAGTACCATATGTCGAATGAGACTCTCTTCAAAAGCCACATTATGATGGTTACCAATTTGAACCATGATATTAGATATCATCACCTGATTCATGTCGACCAAAATCACTTTGTTTGTCCTTTAATGTTCATATACATCATATATATCATTCTTGTTCTAAAATGTCAACCAAAATTTCCAAGAAACTGTTCCCATTCTTTAGACCGTTTATCCCACGAATACATCGTATCCGTATAGAACTTTTGATTCTCCATATACGGCATACCGTGCTGTAAAATATGCTTTACAGCACCATCTAGATACGCATAGAACCGATTGGCATGAATGTTAGGAGCTTCATCCCAATGATACATTGAAGTCCAACCACCAGAAGTTTCTGGTAATGCAGCATAGTTTGGATGTACACATATACATCCAGCAGACATTGCTTCAATCAAAGCAATACACGAAGTCTCTTGCCATATAGAGGGATAAGCAAAGATATGAGCCTTTTGTAGTGCTTCTCTAATCTTACCATTAGAAACAGAACCGTGATATGTAATATTTGGATGTTTCTTCAATTCTTCAAACAATGGTTTGAATGGTTCATCTCTTTGTTCCCATCCATAGATTTTAAACGAACTATACACATCCAAATGAATATCAGGATATTTTTTACATAGTTCGGTAAACACAGGATAGAGAATTTGAAGACCACGATGTGGTGTTGTGTGATAGATTAGATTAATGTTATTTGGTTTTTGATGAGATTTAATGGGTGTTATGGCATTCTGTAAAATATGAGAATGACTGTATGGTACACCTAGATAAGCATGATATTGTTGAAACTGCCATTGAGAAACAAATACCAACTTATCATATCTTTCCCATCCGCCATTCTTTAGATGTTGTACTTCTGGATCACCAGCAAGGTCGTGACAGACAAGTATCTTTTTCAAATCATTTCGAAGTTCACGAGGACGGGAATGAATGATTTGAAACTTCTTTAAGAGTTTCTTTGGAATGCGTTGATGCATTCCAATAGCCATCATTTCAGTTCCACCCATGGCAAGTTGATTCGTTTCATTTCGAATCAACTTGCCTGACACAATCTCGACCATTATACTACGTTCAACTCCACAACAGAATCAACACGGAAAGAGCGCCATGCTCCCTTATCCAAATCCCATACTGCTACAACATCTTGAGACTTTTTATAGACTGATTCTTCAAGATCAGTCTGTTCAGGTAGGTCAATTGGTCGTAGAGTACAATGCATCACACGACTTTCACCGTTTACCTTTGTAAATTTTACAACACATTGATTAGATCGTAGTTTGTTTACGATATCCGAACGTTCCATCATATCCTCCACTTGTTCCTTCTAGATGGTCTAGAAAATCATTGTAATCTTCGAAAATTAGTTCATTAAATGTTACGACGCAATATCCATCGTCTTGTTTATTATATATTACAGTATAATCACGATTATACTGTTTCATGGTGGCGATAAACTCTTTTACCTTGGTTTCATTGTAGTCACAGTGAAACACATACTTACCCGACATTGGCAGTCTCCTTCATCGCAAATTGACGCTTTTGCCAATCACGATAAGTGGTATTTTCCGTGACGCCAAATGTCTTACGAACCAACTTTGGCGCTTTCAGACCATGACCCTTCTTCCATGCATGAATAGCGTTGAGTAGATTGTCAAACTCACTTCTTTCACGTTTGATGGCTTTAAGAATCTTCTTATCAACACCAACTACGCCCTTTGATGTATAATGTTTACCAGAGGACTTTTTACCTTTTGCCATTAATAGTTCTCCATAGTTAAAATGTTAAATCCAGGTTTAGTATAAAGAAATCGCAGTGGTTCACTATCTCGATATACTTCACTATAAACTAATGTAGCGATACCACTCTGAAAGATCATCTTAGCACAATCAAAACAAGGTGCCATTGTTGTATATAGTGTTGCTCCATCAGCAGATGAACCATATTTCGCAAGTTTTAAAATCGCGTTTGCTTCTGCATGTAACACTTCTTTTCGTGTTGTTGACCTGAGTGTGTTCGTTTCATCAAACGCAAAATCTTCACAGACATTATCCATACCAGACGGCATACCATTCCATCCCATAGAAATAATTCGGTCACCCTTCACAATAACGCAACCAACTTGTGCTCGTTTAGCATAAGACATTTCGGAGATACGCTTCGCAATGTCCATATACAAATTATGATATTTGATTTCTTTTTCGCTCAATCCATCACGATAGTTTTTCATTGTCTTTTCCAATAAGATAGGTTTTAAGATCAACAATTTTCTCACCTTCAATCATATTAATAATGATATTTGTAACATCAATATCCATCTGTAAATGTTTCATCTTATCTTGTAGTTCTTCAAGTTGTTCTTGGTAGTATTTAAGTTCTTTTTCTTTTCTCAACCTACTTTCAAGTAATTTTTCTAAAACAATAATATTAGTCATCGTCTATAGAATATATGCATATCTATACGAGCGATTTTAACATAATCTTTTGCCCAGCGTGGATTGACATAAACAGCGTGATACCATAAAGAACCTTCTGTAATATCTTTTGGCTGAATTTCAATCACATATTCGGCAACGTTAAACGCTTCCTGATAACCATCAAAGTCAAGAATCCGTTCACTTTTACCATCACAATACCAAGAAAACTGACACTTATTGAGAATGGGATTTCCATTAGAATCCAGTACTGCTTGATAAACAACTTCACAAATTGTATTCGGAAAGTGCTTATCTTTAACACGATTTAGAACTACATGAGCAATTGCTTGTTTCTCAACAAACGGTTGATTGTTTGCTTCAAAATAGATATTTGTAGCAAGACATTGAATTTGTTTACGATTATTCTTTTCTAAGAGAGTTTCGCTGTTTGCAGGTGTAGACAGAAAATATGTACCAAGACCATAAACTACGGTGATACCCATCATACACATAGCAAGATAAAATAGTGCTTTCTTAACTCTCATTGTCACTGCCTACCTTCATTGCGCCTGTTATTCCTCTAGAGGCAGTTTAGACTGCCTCTGCGTATTCGACTGCCTTCTCTAAGGCATTCAGTTTCAACTTCTGGTTAGCACCAAACCAAGCGCTCTGCATTCGAGTGTCAGGAGAACGACCAGCAACATGATCGGTGTAATAGGTA